GGCAGTGAAACCGGTGTAATCCTTACCAGTACAGCGATAGCGCCACTGCCTTAATTTTACAGTTGAGGCAATAAAATAATATGACTATGTGCTTTTATAGCGCGCTATTTGCGGTGTGATCTGGTGAGCTATTGTTGGTGTGATCTGGTGAGCTATTGTTGGTGTGATCTGGTCACCTGGTGAGGGTATAACCTCGTATTCTTTAAAATTAGAGCGTAGGCCCATATAAGGCGATCCGCGAATACTTTTGCACCTTGCCTGCCTGGCCGCTGGCCGCATGGTTTGCACCACTGCAGGCGCGCACGCTGGCAGCGCCGGTAGGGTAGGGGAGGGCCTGAGAGTAAACAATGTGACGTACTTTTACACGTACTAAACATAATGTTAGTTATAGGACAGAATAACACCCAGCAAACCAGCTCACCAGGCACGCCGGCAGGATCACACCATGTCACCGGTGAAGGGGTGGCAGACTGCAGGCCGGCAAGGCGAAACGCATGGAATGGTCTACACACATGTTTTCCCGCCCTCTCCGTAGGCCCCTCACACCGTAGCTGCGGAAATAGTACAGTACTTTTTTGCATCTTCTCCCATTATTACCCTAATTTTGTTCCTGCCACCAACCCATAGGCGATATGAGCATGACCACCAAAGAGAAAAGAGCAGTCGGACGACCGACGACATACAGTCTGGAGATAGCAGAGGAAATCTGCGAGCGACTCAGTACATCTAAGCTTGGACTGGAGCGGATATGTGATGCTGCGGACATGCCATCTAAGTCGGCGGTATGGCGATGGCTGGTCAAACATGCAGAATTTAGAGAGATGTATGTGCGCTCGCGCGAGTTTCAGTCAGAGGTGATGTATGACGACCTGCTGGTAATACCCAACCTGCCGTTAACGCACAACGGGGAGGAAGTCGAGGACGGAGGCATACCACTGGCAGGACCGGCAGCACTTGCGGAGATACAGAGGCGCAGACTCATTTGCGACAACATCAAGTTTATACTGGCAAAACTGCAGGTTAAGAGGTTCGGCGACAACAAGAACATAGACCTGAACGTAAACCATAGTCACAAGATAAGTTCAGAGCAATTCAATCAACTGCTGGCAACGGCAGCCGCGCCGCCACAGATAGCGGCACCGGACGACGAGGCAGACGACAACGAGGGATACATCGAGTTCACAGAGACAAAGGACGTGGATAGCGACGACATGGCAGGCATTACCGCTGACAGGTTCGACGCGTTGATAGACGACGATTTAGGGTAACGAAAACAAGCCTGTGAAGTTGCAGGCGACCAGAGTATGACTGTACGAGAGAAATTAGCCACCCATGGCTACCATCTGACACCTGCGAGTGTGTGGGTAACACTCACACCTGAGAAGGAGACACTACTACGCAGTTGCGGCGGGTTTCCGGTAAACGATGCCTTCATCAAGATATGGGAACGGCCAGTCACCAACAGGCGGGAGATAGTACTGCCCTACGGGACATACGGCAGTTCCAAGACCCACGACCGCATACTGGAGCACCTTCTGCTCTCCATGACTGAGCCGTACTTTAAGTGCTTCTATGGGCGGGCTACGTTCGACCTCGCTAAGAGTGAGTTTCACAGTTCCATCGTTTCCATCATCAAGCGCGAAGGCTGGGCAGACCTGTTCGAGTTCAGCGAGAAGCCTAACGGCAGCAAAGAAATTTCATGCAAAGCTACAGGTAACAAGTTCAAGCCCTTCGGGTGTGATGACGAGGACAGCATAGGTAAGGGCTGGGATGATGCCACACACGTAATGGTGGACGAGCTGAACCAGATAGAGCTGTACAAGCAGTTCGGTATGCTACAGAGCCGCCCACGTAAGAAGGGAGTGCCCAAGGCGTTCACCGGCATGTTCAACAACTGCGACGTAATGCCAGACCACTGGATACCGGCCATACTGCTGAACAAAGAAGTAGAGCTGCTGGACGACAAAGGTGTAGCCATAGAGCGTAACATCGTGGAACATTTTTCCCTTTACACCGACAACTACTTCATAGACCACGAGGAGTACAAGGCGCAGCTACTGGAGCAGGCCGGCAGAGATGAAGTGCGCAGACACGCGGTACTCACCGGAGCATGGGGCACGAAGTCGAGTAACAACCCGTTCTACAAGAACTTTGACCAGTCCATGCACATAGGGCACTGCGAGTACAACCCTAAGCTGGCACTCCATGTGAGTTTTGACGAGAATGTGAACCCTTACCTGCCGGTCGGCATCTTCCAGCTTAACGGGCTGTCCATCTACATGATCGACGAGATAGCTGCTAAGAACCCCTACAACAAACTGCGGTGGGTGTGCGCCGAGATATACAAGCGGTACGGCCCCGGAGGCGTGGACCACAAGGCAGGTCTCTACATCTACGGCGATGCTACCAGCCGCAAGGACGACGTTAAGTATGAGCGGGGCAAGGACTTCTTCGTGCTGGCTAAGGAGTATCTGACCTATTTCAAGCCTAAGCTGCGCACGTCGAAGGCCAACCCTAACGTGGCCATGCGCGGTAACTTCATGAACGATATACTAGGCATGGGCTACGGCGGTCTGACGATACTTATCAGCCGTACATGCAGCAACATGATAGCAGACCTTGCCAATACAGCGGAGTCACCGGACGGTAACGGGAAGGATAAAACCAAGAAAACAGTAGACGGAGTGCCGGGAGTGCAACGGTGGGGACACTTCACTGACCTGTTCGACTATCTGGTGTGTGAGGCACACATGCGGCTCTACCAGCTATTTCAGGGTAAGGGTAGTATCAAGTCTTACGTGTTCGAGAAGCGGCAGCCTAAGAATTATTTTTGACGGACAAATAAACTTTTTACCAAACTTTGTTTGTTTAAGAAAAATAATCTATACATTTGCTTTTAAAGACTGTGAAGAAGCAGTCAACCCGTTAAATGGCAACAAACGAAAAAACATTAGGGACGCTTACTCTGTAGCTACGGCTATGCGGTAAGCGTTTCTGCATTTCAGGCAGTATGGGATACCTCGTTTTAAGAGATTACGCACAGTACATACAGGGAGACTACCTACGGCAGCTCACCCAGGGAAGTGATGTCAAGCGCACAACGGAGGAAAACACATCATTGCAGGCCATAGCGCAGCGACTGACACAGAAATACGACCTTACAACCGAGTTTACAGAGACGAAGCCCTACAAAACATCAAACACCTACGGTGCAGCTTCACGCATCACCATAGACGTTTCCACAGGTGGCTTCTCCGCGTGGGTGGCTTCCACGGCCTACACCGTAGGTGCTTTGGTGATTTACAACAGTGTAGGCTACTACTGCATTACATCGAACACCGACGCAACATTTACGCCCGCCAAGTGGGCGACAGTAGGCGCGCAGCACAGCATATACTACGCAGCATACCCTTACACCTGCACGGTGAACGGACTGCCCAACCCTGCCACGCTCATGCAGCCCTACGCACCGGTGTTCAACTACAAAACACTGTACGACAAAGGCGACATAGTGTTCTGGAAGGGGCACACCTACGTCTGTAACAGTGCCAGCACGGTGATAACGCACCAGGCAGCACTACAATACGCGCAGTATACCAACATGCCTTACAACAATGTGTTCCCGGACGACCCAGTTACCAACGCACACGGTCAATACTGGGGCACAAAGACCGTATACACCGTGCCAGCAGGCACGCTCACAGGTAAACTGTACGACGCAGCCGCCACATACGCAGTTAATGCGACCATAATGGGGCCAGATGGTGACATATTGGTGTGTATCACCGCTATAGCGGTAGCCGAGCCCTTCAACGCGGCCAAGTGGGCGACTTTGTGGGTGCTGGGCGACAACAGGAACCAAACTATCAAAGATGCGATGGTAAGGATAACGGTATTTAAGCTCAGTCCGCTCATATCACCGAGAAATACACCTGATGTATGGCTGGACGACTACCGCAGCATACTGCGGGAGCTCAACGAGGCCGCAGAAGGGCGTATAACCATGAACTTACCACTCAGACAGCCCAACAATGCAACAAGAACATACAACGGGGGTAACGTTAAAAATGTAAATAACTACTAATGGCCGGCAGATTTCAACAAATAGCTAATTTTTTCGGTTTCGGGGCCTCGGACAAGGGCTACGGGAGCGATCAGGCATTTATACGAAAGGCCGCAGGCACCGCTAACCCTGTACGCAACCTCAGCAATGAGATATTCCCGCAGTCCTTCATACAGGCACGCATAGACCTTGCAAGCTGGGCAGCATTTCTGGAGCAAGCCGAGCAAGCGAGTTACCCGTTCAGGGTAGACCTGCAAAAGATGTATGTTAAGACCCTGAAGAACGGACATGTAGCGTCTTGCGTGCAACGCCGCAAGGAGCTAACCCTGCTACGGGACTTCCAGATAGAAAACGCCAATGGTGAGTACGATAAGAAGTGGACAGAGTACTTTAAACTGTTCTGGTACAAGCAAAACCTGCTGGAGCTGATGCTCGATGCAGACTACCATGGTTTTACACTGGCCTCGATAGGCGAGATTAAGGACGGAGTGCCCGGACTTATCACCAACATCAAGCGGTGGAACATAAGCCCGGACAGGGAGCATGTGAGCGTGTTCGAGAAGTCACCCGCAGGCTATAGCTGGAACGACCCTCTGTACGAGCCGTGGCACCTGTGGATGCCAACCGTACAACTTAACGGTATCAACAACTGCGGTTACGGGCTGCTGTACATAGCTGCCGCACTAGAGATACTGCAACGCAACAACGTACAATATAACGCAGACTTCATAGAGATGTTCGCACAGCCTTACCGCTGGCTCAAGACCAACGACCTTGAGGGCGACGAGTTCGAGGCGAAAAAGAAGATGATGCGCGAGATGGCGAGTGCCGGCTTCGGTATCACCGGTCTTAACGACGAGCTGGAGTTCCTGAACGACGGCAGCAGGGGCAACGGCTACAAAGCATACAATGACTTTGACCACAGAGCCAAGGCAGACATAAGCAAGTGGATAGGCGGGCACGCTGACTTCATAGACAGTATAGCTAAAGGCATGGACACACAGACCGGTGGCGGCGATGTAACCGACGATGCCACAGGTAACAACCAGATACAGCGCGCAGCGGCAGCCAAGCGGACTATAGACGGCGACAATGTGACCTACCGCACCAACGAGATACTGATACCCAAGCTGCAACGGCTGGGCGTGGACATACCGAGAGGGCACAAAATCCACTTCCTCAACGACAGCGAAGAACGCAGCATAGCAGCACAGGAGGCAGACAAGAACCAGAAGATAGCTACGCTGGCACTGAGCATGGCTCAGGGCGGGCTACAGATGGACGAGAAGTATTTCACAGAGCAGACTAAGATACCCTGCAAGCGTGTGGAGGTGATGCCCGACAAGAACGTGCTCAAGGAACCCAAGGAGCAGGCAGCGGGCAAGGGCGCACTGAAGGATAAAAACAAAGCAAGAACGGACAAACCTAAACATACGCGGTAATGGAGCCTATATTAATTTCAGTGAAGTGTAACACGGGCGACGGTAAAACGTTTCAAACGCCGGAAAAGGAAGATGTGGAGTTCCACGTGCACGACAGCAATATCTGGGTGCACACTGCACACGGTTGGGGGTTTTCCATCGACAAAGACACGGCGATAATGCTGCTTGAAAAGATTGCGAACAGAGCGACCAAAGAAAACGACGGGCGGGAAACGTATCTGACAATCAATATTCACGACGAGGTACTGGCACATAAAATGGCTGAAATACTGGAGATTAAGGTAAAAGAGGATAAAGTGTAAATAATGGCAACCTCTAAATTCGGTTTCGGGAAGGCGGCGCAGATGCTGCCACAGCAGATAAAGACATCTGCGATACTGATAATGAGGGCGAGTAAGCAGCACTTCGGTGAGAATTTCGATAAAGAGCAGTTTGATGGCACCAAATGGCCGGAAGTAGCAAGGAGAACAGCAGGCAACAAGTTTAACAAAAAGCGCATAGTAAGCGGCATCAACACACCGAGCGGCAAGCCGTTCATAGTAGACCAGGGCAGCGACTATGCCACGCGTAAGATACTACAGGGCAGGACAGGCAGGACGAGGTACAAGACAATAAAAGCAGACAGCAGTATAACCAACCACGGAGCGGTAAGCACAATGAGCAACCCCGTGCCGTACTCAGGCTGGCTGAACGAGGGGACACCTTACATGCCGAAAAGACCTTTTATGAAGCAGGATAGTAAACTAACAATTATACAACTGAAAATTTTAAAAACCGAAACGGGCAAAATATGGCATGTACAACCGTAACAATCGCACTCGACGCGGATAAGTTCGAGCAAACACTGGACAGGCTGACAGCTAAGGCAGAACACCTGCGCAGCCTGCTGGCCGAGATAAACGAGCACGGCAACGACCTGGACGCAGAGGTAGAACTGGCAGAGGGCATAGTAAAGCACCAAATGCCGCGACTGACTTACGCGGTGAACATGGGCGACATTATGCAGCTTGCAAACGCACCTGCCGCAGTGTTCACACCGGAGTTTCTGGCGCAGTTACAAAACGACCTGCCTAAGATGGTGGTAGCTGCACCCGTGAAAGCGCCGATAGACGCTAAGAAAAGCGGAGACTATAAAAAATCAGCGATATTAAAACCGTTCGAGGCATAACACATGGCTACAAGCTGCTTAAAAGACGCGATCACCAGTATTCTTACTCAGATGGGCACTATACCCTTTGACTGGAGCACTGTGCAAGGGTCTGAGAAAAGCAAACCAACTAAGTTGTTCCAACTGGTGCGAATATGGAACGACCAGGTGCGCAGAGAGGCAGACGGTAAGCAGATGGACGGGGTAAGCGGATACGTGTTCGAGAAACCGGCATGTTTCCTCGAGATGGTGCCG